TTTGAAATGATCTTGCCAGTGTGCCCAGTGCCTGCATCTAGGCCCAGGGTGACACGAGCAGGTCACGTTTACTACGGGAAGAAGTACACCCAGTTTCGCACCGAAGCGGCAGCGGTGTTGGGAAAGACGGTCTTTCCTGACACCCTGCCCTTGGGGGGTCCGCTTCATCTTGATGTGACATTCTTTTGTCCATCACCGAAGAGGACCAATCGCTGGGCACCACGCGGGGACATCGACAACTATCTCAAGACGTTGGATGTCCTGAACAAAGTAGTGTGGTTCGATGACGATCAGATTGTGAGCCTTGAGGCCCGCAAAGAGTACGCCGACGAACCGAGAATTGAATTAGAGGTGATTGAGTTTGGGGACATTCAAGGGGCACGCTCCCTGTCCTGAGTGTGGGAGCAAAGACAATCTGGCAACGTATGACGATGGCTCGTTCTACTGCTTCACACCCGGCTGCAATCACCGATCTGGACGCACAAAGTTGGAGGTTCCAAAGGAGATGGTTGAGTTTGAATTCATGCCACTGAACAAGCGTGGCATCAGTGAAGAGACATGCCGCAAGTGGGGCTATGGCGTTGGATCACACAAGGGCAAGAAGTGTCATGTGGCGAACTACCGCAACCACCAAGGTGTGCTCAAGGCTCAGAAGCTGCGTCTTGCTGACAAGCAGTTTGCTTGGGTTGGCGACACGAAATCTGTGGGCCTGTTCGGTGAACACCTATGGGAAACCAATGGCAAGCGTGTGGTCATCACTGAAGGTGAGATTGATGCTCTGTCAGTAAGCCAAGTGTTCGAGAACAAGTGGCCGGTGGTGTCTCTACCCAACGGTGCCCAGTCTGCACAGAAGGCTATTGCCAACTCCATCGAGTGGCTTGAGAGCTTCAAGGAAGTGGTGCTGTGCTTTGACATGGATGAGGCTGGGCGTAAAGCAGCGAATGCTTGTGCCCACCTGTTGTCTCCGGGCAAGTGCAAGATTGTCCATGAGATGCCGGGCAAGGATCCCAATGAGTGCCTGTTGAATGGCAAGGTCAAGGAGTTGGTCAACTCTCTGTGGTCGGCCAAGACTTTCCGTCCTGACGGTGTGCTCAGTGGTGATGACATCTGGGATCACATGACCAAGGAAAGTGAATCCTGGAGCGTGGCCTACCCGTGGCCCGGTTTCAACGGCTCACTGTTTGGCATGCGTGGTGGCGAGCTTGTCACCCTGACCGCAGGCACCGGCATTGGTAAGTCGAGTATCTGTCGAGAGCTGGCCTACTACTTGGTGATGCAGGGCCACAAGGTTGGCTACATTGCTCTTGAGGAAAGCATCAAGAAGACTGCTGAATCTCTGCTGGCGATCCACATGAATGTCCCTGCTACCCACTTACATGAAGTGAGTGAAGAGGACAAGCGGCGGGCGTTTGATGAGATCATCAAGCCGGGCAACTTGGTCCTGTACGACCACTGGGGATCTCAAGATCCGACCCGCCTGCTGGGTCAAGTCAAGTATATGTGTCGTGCTATGGACTGCCGGTTCATCTTCATTGACCACTTGTCCATCTTGGTCAGTGCGTTTGATGAAGGTGATGAGCGTCGGTTGATTGACAGCACGATGACAAAGCTGCGGAGCCTTGTGGAGGAAACAGGTGTCCACTGCGTACTGGTGTCTCACCTCAGGCGTCCCGATGGTCGGGGCCATGAGGAGGGGGCTGCAACTTCTTTGTCCCAACTTCGAGGATCACATGCGATTGCTCAACTGTCTGATGCTGTGCTTGGTTGTGAGCGGGACCAACAGGATGCAGAAGAGAAGAACGAAACGCGGGTCCGAGTTCTCAAGAACAGGTATGCGGGCATTACAGGTGTCTGTGCTTCCCTTCAATACAACACATCAACAGGGAGGCTTGGCGAGTATGCCGAGTGTCCAATTTGATTGTAAAAGTTGACAAGAAAAAGTTTGCGCCAGCCTTCAAAAAAGTAGGGGACGTTCTAGATAAACTTGATTTCCCTGAAGACGACCCATGCAAGTGGTTAGTCTTTGAACTTCTCATAGACACTATACATGATGGCCCAGACAGTTTGGTCGAACTCAACATAACGAACCATCAAATAAGGATTACAGCAAAATGGCAGAAGAAGAAAAAGTAGACGACTACACCGAGTTTGATGGTGTTGAGCTGATGAATATCGCTATTGAAAAGTACAACCCGAGCCACATCTTCGGTCTTTTCTCTGGTGGTACTGACTCGCTTACTGCTTGCCATGTTGCAAGCCAGCACCCCAAGTTCTCCGGATGTGCTCACATCAATACTGGCATCGGCGTTCCTCAGACAAGGGACTTTGTATATCAGACTTGTAAAGAACAGGGCTGGCCTCTGAAGGAATACAAGGCAGAAGATGAGGGCCAAGTTTATGAAGACATCATCAGGGAGCACGGGTTCCCCGGACCTTTTGCTCATCGGATGATGTACACCCGCTTGAAAGAACGAGCACTTCGCTCACTGATCCGAGAGCACAAGCAGTTCTATCGTGACAAAATTATGCTTATTTCGGGGTGTCGCTCTGATGAGTCACGCCGAAGGATGGGAACAGTGAAACCTATCGACCCTCAAGGGGCTCAGTTGTGGGTGGCAATCATTCATAACTGGTCTAAGCCAAAGTGCTTGGAGTATTTAGGGCAGCATGGTGTTGAAACAAACCCTGTTGCCAAACTGATTGGCAAGTCAGGCGAATGCTTATGTGGGGCCTTTGCCAAGAAGGGGGAGCTTGATGAGTTGCATGAGCATTTCCCTGAGGTTGCTGAAAGAATTATGGATTTGGAAAAGGAGGTCAGAGCAAAATTCCCTTGGGATTGGGAGGCTCCGGGCCCACCAAAATGGTGGAAGCAGCAGCAGGATGGACAAGAGTGCATGTTTGATATGACTCAACCTCCAGGTCCAATGTGTTGGGGGTGCCATAAAGGAAAAAGATGAGAGTTGATAGATCACACACAGAAGCCAAGATCCACCGAGGCAAGAACAAGGAGGATCGACCTGTTCGACTTGAAACAGAGATACCTCGTTCTTACACTTGGGTCGCCAACAAGTTGGCTGAGGATCCTGAGATTGGAACAAAAGTAACCCGACAGGCTGTTGAGATTGCAGAGAAAAGAATCTTTGCCAAGATCATCGACGCCATCATCGCAGACCCAGACCTCTGGGATTATTTGGAGGACAACTACATTGTATGAAATCGTGTTTGACATAGAGACAAACGCCATCACCGACTGGGACAACCTATCGGATTTGAAGGTGATCCACTGCTTGGCCTTGAAGGTCAACCACAGTACGACTGAGTTGTACAGTGACAGCTTCGACGGGCCCAACAAGATCAAGGATGGCATCCACAAGTTGAAGATGGCTGATCGTTTGATTGGGCACAACATCAAGCGGTTCGATATCCCTGCAATCAAGAAGCTCTACCCTGATACAGACTTCAGTGACTGCCATGTGATTGACACATTCTTGGCGGCAAAGATTGGACACCCAGATGTTCTCAATGAGGACTATCAAAGTCAGAAGATCCCAAAAGAGTTGTGGGGTAGACACTCACTAGAAGCCTGGGGCCTGCGTCTTGGGTGCAAGAAGGATGACTTTGGTAAGGAAACAGATTGGTCAGTGTTCACACCAGAGATGGGTGAGTATTGCAAGCAAGATGTAGATGTCAACGCCAACCTTTGGATGCACCTCAAGGACTCATTCAGTGGTGATGCCTACGAGGTTGAGGACGCCTTTGACACCATCATTCGGGATCAAGAGAGTCATGGTGTTTACTTTGATGAGCAAGCGGCCCAAGGGTTGCATGCTGAGTTGGTCGGAGAGAAGAGCAGCATCGAGAGAGAATTGAAGAAGGTGTTCCCCGCTGGAGAGACACCGATGAAGAAGCCTCAGTATTACTACCACCCTGCTACTGAGGATCGCTATGACACCAAAGGTGCAGCACCTACGGCTGTCCGTAAGGAGCTTGTGGCTGGACCACCAAAGGTCAAGGTCACACCGTTCAACCCCGGCAGTCGTGTGCAGATTGCTGAGGGACTGAAGAAGCTCCACGGTTGGAAGCCAAAAGAGTTCACGGCTGATGGGCGGGCGAAGGTGGATGAGTCTGTCCTGACATCTTTGGACTACCCAGAGGCTGAGACACTGTGTCGATACTTGACCGTGAGCAAACGTCTCGGTCAACTCAGTGATGGCAAGGAGGCTTGGCTCCGGGTTGTGCGTGATGGCAAGATCCACGGTCGGGTCAACACCATCGGCACCGTGTCCTCTCGCTGCACCCACAGCAAACCCAACTTGGCACAGGTTCCCAGCGTTGGTGCCCCTTGGGGTACAGAGTGCCGGGCACTGTTCGGGCCCAAAGCGGGCTACGTTCTGGTTGGGTGTGATATGTCAGGGCTGGAGCTCCGATGCTTGGCCCACTACTTGGCTCGCTATGACAAGGGCGAATACGCCAGCGTCATCGAGCAGGGCGACATTCACCAGTTCAACGCTGACAAGATGGGTGTCAAACGATCTACAGGGAAGGGCATTATGTATGCCACTCTCTATGGTGCCGGTGATCTCAAGATTGGGTCACTGGTCGGCGGCGGGAAGAAGGATGGCAAGGAGCTGCGGGCTATGCTTGAGAAGGGCATCCCTGCGTTGAAGCGTTTGAAGAACGCCATCAAGAAGCACCTTGAGAAAGAGAACTGGTTGCCTGCGATTGATGGTCGTAGGTTGCCGATCAGATCCGAACATAGTGCATTGAATCTGCTGCTTCAATCAGCGGGAAGTATCCTGATGAAGAGAGCAACGGTACTGATGAATGATAAATTTGGATCTATGGACGTACAACAACTGATGCACATTCACGATGAGGTGCAGCTACAAGCTAAGGAAGGCGAGGCAGATTATGTCGGACAACTTGCGGTACACGCCATGCGTGAGAGCGGTGAACACTACGACTTCAGATGCAAGATCACTGGAGAGTACAAGATCGGACGGAACTGGGCCAACACCCACTGACCTGGCATACCTTGCTGGCTTGGTGGATGGTGAAGGATGGATTGGATATTTGAGTACGCCAAGTATTCAGATTGACTCAGTGTCTCCTTCGTTGGTTACAACACCCTCAGTATTGTTTGGTGGCTCTGTGTCTACACAGGATCGCAAACACTCCAAGGTGTTTCGGTGGCGGGTGCATGGACCAACTGCTGTTGGTATTCTCAAGGCTCTACTACCTTACCTCCGATACAAGAAGAGGCAGGCAGAGCTTGTGGCTCGCATGAGTAGATATCCAGCGAAATCAGCCATGCACACTGCCATGCAGAAACGACTGAAACAAAGTAGAGAAAGGAGATATTGATGGACCCAATAGACCTTGTGCCTACAGAGTCCCTGTTGAGGGAGTTGCGTAGGAGATTTGACACAATGGTGTTCCTTGGTGCAGCCACCAAAACATCAGACATGGAAGACGTAACGGTATCTTTTGACGGCCAGTTCCACTCAGTGTTGGGGCTGGCCGAACTTGGTAAAACAGCAATAATGCAGGGGATCAGCGATGACTCAGACCGCCCTAGTGATTGACGCCGACATTCTCCTTTGGGAAGCCTGCATGAGCTGCGAGCAACCCTATGACTGGGGAGATGATTTCTGGACCCT